CTCCTCAAGTCATCAGGTTGGTCAATCGTGCGCCAGGGGTAGACCTTCTTCGTCTTGCACTTGATGATGAACCGCAGGTTCGTGCCGTAGTTGGTGATGTTCGGCAGTCCGAATGTCGTACTGCCGTCTCCGGCCCCGAAGGTGTTTCCGATGCTGGCATAGAGGGCTGAGTAGGTCGTGCGGCTCACATTCGAGCCATCCGCCATGAGCCAGCCTGACGGAGCGACGGCTGAGCCTTTCGCGTATATGGCGACGGTGCCGGGCGGGACAATGCCGACGTTCTCCCGAGCGAGCGTGACGGGCTGCCCTGTCGGGAACCGCACGGCGAGGACGGTATTGCCTGAGCCATCGTCTCGTGCGTAGAGCATGAGATGATTGGATGATGGCGCCGACGGGTCAGAGATCTCCGCCATGCGCATGCCGCCGAGTAGGCCGAGCCCGCCAGCCGTGAGGCTGGTAGAATCGGTCGAGCCGACCAGCATGATGCCATCACTGGTCACACGCGCTTTCTCGCTCAGGCCTGCCGAGAATCGCACCGCGTTTAAGGTGTAAAGATCGATGTTGCCTGAGACGACTTGGAGATAGCTGTCCGATGTCCCGTCATTCAGTTTCAGGTAGGGGTTGGCCCCTCCACCGGTTCCAGCCACGCCGATGCGCATGCGTCCGCCTTCGGTGTTGACTTCTCCGGACGAGACATAGAGCGCGTAATTGTTAGTCGCTCCGCTTGGCGCCCCGTTTATGCGAACCGTCGCGGCGTTTCCCACGCCAGCATTGGCCGTGAAGGGTTCCGCGTAGATGCTTGCAGCCGCAGAGACGTTCGCAGATGCCGCATTAATATTTTGGATCGTGGCGTAGATCCCACTCAGCAGGCTATGCGTTCCAGTTGAGGCCTCTGTGAATGATGGATTGACATGCAGCCCTGATCCATCAATGTTGGCACTAGGAGAGATAACTTGATCGACTTGCAAACCTCTCGCAGCCGCTCCGCTTCCAGCAAACGTCCCCGTAAGATAGAGTGAGCTTCCTGTGTAGACGCTTCCCCCAATTGCATGTGGACCAGTCCCGCTTGCCGTAATGGAGCCAGTAATGATCGGCGCGGCGATGGTCTTATTCGAGAGCGTTTCCGTTCCGGCCAAGGTGGCGACCGTGCCGGAAGTCGGCAAAGTGACGGAGGTGGTTCCAGTGAGATTCAGCGTGAGATCGTAGGCCCCATTCACCGCGAGCGATTGGGGAATGCTGATCGTTCCAGAAGCTGTCGTGATGGCCGTTCCTGACCCATTGACGATCAAGAGCTTGTTCGCGTTACCGGACAACCCGGGCAGCTTATCGAATCCAGCCGTGATGAGATCTAATTCGGCGCGCATGCCGGCCGAGGTCGCGGGAGCCCCAGGAGCCGGAAAACTTCCGTGATTGTAAAAATCATTTGCCTGCGCCAGCGATGCCAGCCCCATGATGAACGCGCACAGTAGGAGTAATCGCTTCATCGCAGTGGTCTCCCGAGCGAGTAATGAGTAACAACGCTATTCACGGTGAACGGATAGATGTAATCCGTGGTCGAGGCGAGGATGATTTGCACATTCTCCGCGCGCCCGCCCATCTCCACCTCTGTCGGCGAGAGGGTGCGCCCGTCCCAGATGAAGGCATCCCAGCTGGAGACATCCCACTGGCCCGCTCCACCCAGATTGGAGTCGTAGGAGACCGGTTGCGGTTGGTCGATGAGTTCGCTGTTGTAGCCGAGGGCGTAGTTGAACTGGATGCTGGCGTAATGCTCGCCCTGCATTTCGACGGACGCGCCACGGAATCGCTTGATCGTGCGCGGCGTCTTGAGGAAGTTCCAATTCAGGGTAATCGAGGCATCGATATTATCCCCGTCAAAGCTGGATCCTTTATCGAGCTGATAGACATAGCCCCCCGCTAAGGCCCCGACATAAGAGACATCGTTGCCGTTAGCCAGCTCCCCATTCCATGCGCAATTCATCGCATCGGGGAACAGGATCGGCATGGCCCCCTGGAACTGTCCGTTGACGATGGTGACGTAGAGCCCGCTGCCATCCGAAAAGAAGGCGCGATATTGGCTCTTGTCCTTGCTGACACTCGAGCACAGGGAGAGGCTTTGCTTTTCGCTGACGTAGGTTTGCAGGCGTTGCGTCAAGGTGGCCTGGAGGAAGTTGCCGTACTCTTGTGCGGCCGCCAAACTGACCAATCCGCGATCATCGAGCACGTAGCTTTGCTCGAGGTTCTGGGCCATGTAATCGATGCCACCGGTCGCCGAGGTGTAGGAGACAAACTTGAAATTGCTGACCGAGGTTCCGTAGAGCATGCCGGAGGCATTGCGACTGAAGACGGCCATGGTCGCCGTGTCTTGGTTGCCAGGCTGGATGAGCAGGCCGGTAATCGTGTCGCCGACCGCGATCTCCAACGCCCCACCAGAGGCGAGGAACTGATAGGGGAGGCCCAGGCTGGAGATCATGATCGAGCTGCCCACGGTCAGCATGAGATGGAAGTGGTGGGCCTTGATGTGCTTCGGGGTATCGACAGAGGCCCCGGTACGAATCGGCACGACGGTTGAGCCGTCGAATTCAAAGGCCTTGTTTGCACCGTCACAGCCGTAAATTCGCCGCGTGGTCAACTGCCCTGAGAAGTTGGCAATATCGAATTCGAATTTCCCGCCAGGCAGGAAGCTGATCGCCGTCTGAATCCCGGCCAAGGTCAGCGTGGTCGCACCAATCGTCGCCGCACCGGCCGCGAAGTTCCCGGGAGTCGGTGCCGCAATGATCAGTCGTCCGGCCGCGTCGCCATCGTTCCAGGTCCCAGACTCCAGCACGACGCGGCGAATCGTGGCGGTATTCCCGCCTTGCGTGAGCGTGTTGCCATCGGCAGGAATCGCCACCGCGCCGGCCGAAAACTCTACCGAATAATGCAGCGTGACTGGACTCCACCCAGAACCCGTCGCTTCGTGCATGACACAGGCCGAGGCGCCGAGGTTATCGCGGAAGGCGTAGACCTTATGGACCCCACCAAAAATGGCTGAGACCACGCCGCGGACAGGTCCGGATCCAGGCACTGGCCCGATCAGCGCACGGTACACATCCGCCGCCAGATTCAGGTACACGGCATTTTGTAGAGGGGTCAGGTTGATAGTGAGTGCCGTCGTGAGCCCGATCATCGGCACCCCAATGGAGACAATCTCCCCATCGACAAAGGTCCCGACAAGCTGTGTCAGGACGAGATAGTCGTCTCCAATGCCTATGACTTTGCCGGTTGCGCCAGAGGTCGCGCCAGTCAAGGTTCCGCCAATACTGGGGGCATTCACGAACGACGTGACTTGCACGATTCCATAGGAGGCATCGGACGGCTTGGCCCGGCCATCCATGCGCTCATAGCCACCGATGCGGGTATAGCCACCAGTGACGGAGCACTCAAAATTGACGGCTTCTCGACAGAAGGACGGTTTCAGGGAGAGAGTCGGCGTGAGCTGGTCCAGTCCGCCTTTCAGCTCCGTGACATCGATCTTGACGTCTGACCAACTGGCGGTAGCTGGCATTAGGCGAGCGCTCCCGCGAGAGAGGGCCGCGGCAATTGATCGTTCCGCAATTGGGTCAACATCGGCGTCAGATTCTCCACGGCTTGCGCGTAGACTTCTGGAGCCGTTTCAAAGCGAGCGTAGTTCTTCATGGCGTACCAGACGATCAGCATGTGATCGTGCGGTTCCGGCAGCAGCGGCACATCGGAACTGGCCGTGAGGCGAACAGGGCCGCGGTAGTACTCAGCCGAAAAGGTGAGGCCCGCGACCGGCGCAGGACCGAAGGCGATGCCTTTGGTGGGCGTTTCCGCCCATTGATGGGGATAACTCGTGACGCTGCGATTCGCGCTGAAGTTCCAGGTCTCGCGCCAGCAGTCGTAGGAAGTGGGGAAGATGCGCTGTTCAGTATTGAGGCCCGACGCCGTGACGTAGTAGCGCAGCGGCTCGCGGAGCCAATGCCCGAAGGTGCCGGCCGCAATGCCACACTCAGCCAGCGTGTACGTGGCTTGTCCGGCCGTGCTGGTCCAGGTCGCCGTTTGCCGCTGGAATTTCCAGTTCGGGTGCAGATTCTGAATCTTCACCCAGGCATCGGCGATGTTATCGACAGCGCGCTTGAGTTCGCCCACTTGGCCCACGACCGTCACCGGTCCGCTGGACCCTCGCGCGCCACCGATCTCCTGCCTGTATCGCTGTACGAGTTCCAGAAACGTCATGCGTGCCAGCTGTCCTTAGTTGAAGTGGAACACCCGTCGCGCCCATTCCCGGCCCTTGGGGTTGCGATCCTCGATGATGCGAAACTTGATGTTGCCCGTGGTGGTTCGACGGATGTAGTTGCGAGGCTTCTCGACGTGCGCCCCTTCGTGCTCCGTGCGAATCTTATCGATCTTGGAGGAGGCCAAGCGCTCCACGTACATACGCCGCGTAATGATGTCCATCCCGACGGGCAAGGCCCCGAGACGCATCCATTTCTGGCTGGCCGGGTCAAACACTTCGGCGCCTTCGCCGTTAATCGAGCAGTCATGGGCGGCAGGCGGAAACTCTTCGGTCCCAACTTCGATGTGGATCATGACTGGCTCGCGGTTGAATGCGAGGGCTTCCTGATAATCCTGGTGGAGCTGGTCTTGATTGACGCTGATAATGTCGGACTCGCGCGCATAGGCCTCATCGAGGGGCGACAACACCACATCATCCTTCTGGCTAATGGGCATTTCGTCGCTATGGAGCTCCTTGCTACGCGGCAATTTGGGGGTGGCGGTTGCGGACATAGAGGGAACCTCCTGATTGAATGAGCGGGGAGCGACCGAAGCCGCCCCCCGCATGGATCACGTTCCAGCCGGCCTTAGGCGATCTGCGGCCGATCCGGAAGGGTGCTGACACTGCGGAAGGTCCAGCTCATCCCGGTCACGCTGGACAGGTTGTTGGTCCCGAAGGTCCAGGTCCCGACCAAGGTGGAGATGGCTTTCGCGATGATGTACCCAATCGGGCAGACCGTATCCGGCATGTTGGGCCACTGCGGCGCCCGCACGATGTTGCCGCCTGAATCGACCGGTTCAATCGAGCCTTGGCCCGCACGCAGGTTTCCGCCTGCGTCATAGCCCAACACAAACACCGTCGCCTGGTTGGCGATCAGCGGCGTGAAGGCCAAGCCGTCCACAATATCGACGGTCGGCGTGGCGGCGTTGGTCAGTGCCGCCTTGGTATAGGTCAAGCCCTTGATGGCAAAATGCGTGACGCCGGTCGTGCTCACGGTCGAGGTCGTGCCAGCGGCCAACGCCGCATGCATGAGGCTCATCGTGAGTCCGGCATTTTCCTGTTGTCCTGTCATAACGTGGTCTCCTTCTCAGTCAGTGTGTAGCGTCAGGCGTGCCGTGCGTTACAGCAACACCGACGGGTCGATCGCTCCGACGCAGCTGATATAGGCCGCGTTCGGGGCAACCGTGGCATCGTCAAGGGCCGTGGTTCCGCCGACAAAGTTTCCCGTGCCGGTCGGATTGATCACGATCATGCCCAGCATGCCGCTCCCCACGGGAGGAGCCGGCACCACGACCGCGGCCAGTGAGGCACCAGGGGTCCCCATCTGTGAGGTCACGGTTCCTGCGGCGTTGAAGAAAAACGCGAACACGTTGAAGGTCGCATTCACGACCGTGCCGGAGAGTGCCGGCATATCCGTGGCCGCGCCCTTCGTAATGAGCTTGCCTTGCGCCATGCCGTACCAGGCCGAACCGCCCGTCTTGGCGAGAGGACTTGCCCCCGCCTTGATGACGAGCCCGGCCGAGATGAGCGATTGGGTCGAGAGACGATCCGCAATCGGCTCCAGCACTTTGCGCAAGACCGGTTTCACATCCGATGGCGCTGACGCCAGCCACCGGGAGAGTGTGTCAATCATCGTCGTGACTCCTTCTCATCCAGTGACAGGGTTAGCTGACGATCTTGCTGCCCACGTAGCCCACGCACATCCATCCGTGGTTCTCGAGCGCGACGGCCTTGTACCACTTGGTACCGGCATAGCCACGCTGGCCATGAGGGTCAGACTTGTCTTTCTTGCTTGGCGGCAAGTAGGTAGAATCCAGCGCATCCTTGCCACGCACCACAATCTGGCTCCACGCGTCTTCCGCGCAGACGATGATCGGGTACACATCAATCAGCGAGCCGCTGGTGCTATACAGCCCCGTGGTCCCGATGGCGGCACCGGCATCCTGCAATTCCGGCAGATCCGGCGAGGTCACAAAGCGGAAGTTCTCCACTTTGCCGATCTCGTTCGGCACCGGTTTGCCGCTGGCATATTTCACCGTGGGCGTGAACCCCGGCATATCGCGGATGTCCGGCTCCAAGTTGGTGTGGCAGTACACGAAGAATCCAGCTTCGACCGCTTCAGAACCGTAGTTCTTATCGGACGACAACATGCTGGTGACGGGCATCGCATGGTTGGCCTTCAGGGTCTTGGTCATCCGGCGAATCATGCCGAGGGTCGGCGCACCGTTCACCGTGGCAATGGTCGTTCCCGTTCCACCGAAGAAGGCGTTCAGGCATCCGCGCAGGACGCCATAGACAATCATCTCGTTGACCAGCGAGACGCGTTCCCCGATCTGCTTGGTCATCTCTTTGGGGAAATCGTCTTCGTGGAGGTCATACATCTTGTCGGAGAAGCCGTAGAGGCAGGAATACTGCTGGATGACGGTCGTCACATCGACGGCAGTCATGGAATCCGGCCCGCTGGTGATGCCTTCACCGGTCTGATGCGCGATCACCATGGCGTTACCACGATCACCCGTGCCGTTCTGGAAGAACCGGTTCTGGGTGTTGTAGTCGGTCGCCAACGCCCCGTAGGGCATGAAGCGCCGAGACACGTAGGTATCACTGGAGTTGCCCGGCATCTGCCGAGAGACCTGACGACCCTGTCGCGTCAGCACTTCCCGCATGACGGCATGCTTCAGGATGGCTCCTGAAAATTTCCCGATCCGCGCCGATGTACTGCCGAATTGCTGTAATCCCATGGGGAGGCTCCTTTACACGCTATTCCAGCCTTCATCGAAGGGATCGACCTGTCTGGAGGATGGCGCCGGGGCGGCCCCGCGTGAGCGGGGAGCGACATTGGCTTCCAGAATGGCGCGTCGTTGCGTTCCGGCAGGAGGCGCAGAATGCTTCGACGGCGCGGCAGGCTTCAGCTTCGCTTGATGGCTGGAGAATTCTTGCAGGGTCTTGCGGACCACTGCGGGGTTTTGGCTACTCATGAGGCGGTCCCGCTCATCCTGAGGACGCTGGTTCATCCAGGTGGCAAACTCGGCGCTACGCACCGTGGTTTCCCAGTCCGGCTCCAACGCCGTGATGATGGCGTGATTCGCCTCATACGTGACGTGCGCGACTCGCTCAGAGACGAGCTGATCAACGGCTTCTTTCGAGAGTCCGGTGCCGCGCACTTTCAGCTTGTTGATGATGCGATTCAGTCCCGGCAGCAGCGTGCTCGACAGTTCCGGCCATTCCTTGGCCATTTCGGCCAAGTCTTCGTCCGTTACTTGCACGGCCTGTCCAGCCGGGGTCTCTTCTTGCAATGTCTTGAGGATCTGCTCGACGCGACCGAGCTTCCCGAAGGCCGTCGAAAGTTTCTTATCGACGTCTTCCTTGAGTCCCGGCACCGTGGCATCCAACTTCAACAATTGCTCAAGCTGGGCCTTGGTCAGCTGGGCCAATTCCGGCACCGTCTCTTCAACCGATACGGCCTCTGCCTGCGTCTCGCCCGACTGACCTTCTGCCGGCGAAGTCTCCTCCGTGGGCGTGGCGTCGTCGTCCGTGATCGCATCAAAGCCTGCATCAAAGTCCGCATCTGAAATGGCGTCCGCAGGGGATTCCTGCTCCACCACGGCAGTTGCGCTGGTCGTTGAGTCCGGTTGGGCTTGGTCGGTCGCTACAGGGTCCATCACTCCTCGTTTCTCATGCTGGCGTCAGCGCGACGTGAGCATGTGTAACTGGCCGTGCCTACAATGGGGCGGCCTGCGTCTCGAACGTGGGTCGGTCCTCACTCTCCAGCTTCAGCAGGTCCTTCACTTCCTGAATGCGCCCGAGCAGCCGATGCCGATCAGACTCAGACAGGTGAATCGCGTCGTTCTCTTGGCGCAGCTTGTCGAGACGGGCTTGGTAGTGCGTCCGCAAGCGCAACCAGGTCGATGACGCGCGATCAGAAGAATGCAGGCTGAAGACAGGAGTAGGAGGGGTCATACTTCCCCTCTTAAACTTCGTGGATTTTTTTTTGCAACAGACTAGGTGGAGGACGCAGGAGGAGGCGCAGAGGCGTGTTGCAACTTGGCGAGCGCAGCCTTTCGGCGCCCTTCAGACACACGAGCGCGCCAGGCGGCGCGTTGTTCGTCGGTCATCCTGCGATGCCATTTGCGCATGCCCTCTGACACGAGCGCGGGATGGTTCACAGGATCAAGGAAGTTGTCGCAATGGGAGAGGTCGCGCACGCAGCCGCGCCACCCACAGTTGATGCAATAGACAGGGAATCCAATAAGGGCAGGATCGAGTTCACGAATGACAAGTCCGGCGCATCCCGTCCTGGGACACGTCATAGGCCAATCCTTTCCAGCATGCGCTTGGCCATGGCGTTCCCCATGCGCTTATAGCAGCCATTGCGTGACAGGGTGCGTCGCGAACAGAGCCAGCAACGCACGGATCTAGGATCACGCAATTCAATGCCACAGACAGGGCAGGTATGTTCTGGAGAGGGCGTGGGGTCAGGAGGTTGCGTCATGCGCGACGCACCTCAAGCTTGGCGGGTTGGGCTTTCTGCATATCGCCCTGCATCTCTTTGGAGACCAGCATCTTCCCGGCAAACCACTCGCTGGTGACGACAAAGACCTCCTCTGAGCCTTCGCGCTTGGCGATCGAGTCGCCATTGCGCACCTGAATGTAGCGATCATTCGAGAACACCAAGAGCATCCCATCGTTGCGCCGGGCAAGGCTGACGCCAGAGTTCGGCACGAAGTCTTCCAGTTCCGCGAGATTCATCCCGTCCCACTGGATGACCTCGTAGAAATAGGTCCGTTCAGGGATAGTCATGTATTTGGGCATGTGACTCCTATTTCTGGAACGATTGTCCAGCCGGCGCCTTCCCTGCTGGCTCTGTCGGAGGCTTCAGCACTTCCGCCGTCCGGTCCTTCTCCGATAACTCCCGCTGCACCTGAAGCTTCTGGGTGTTCATGGCGAGATCGGCCTTGACCTGCTGAATCTGGAGATTGTTCTTCAGGGCATATTCCAGCTGGGCCAACTGCAGCTTGACGTCCAGTTCACGCATGCGCGCGTCATGTTCGGCCTGGGTCCGCTGGGTCTCAGCCTGCACATAGACCGTATCCCGATCCAATTCCTGCTTGCCCAGGGCCTGCTTCAGCTGCAATTCCGCATCTTTCATCTGCTGCTGGAGCTGCATCTTCATTTGGTCGACTTCGGCGCGGATCTTGGCCACTTCCACCTGTGGCGCAGCAGGAGGAGGCTGACTGTCGATCTTCTTCTGTTCCTCGTCTGAGTTCTTAAACTTGCTGACATCGAGGCGTTTCGACCGGAAATACTCAAGAATCCACTTGCGAGGATTAAGGCCAAAGGCAGCATCGCGCACAATCTGCGCCAGATCGCCGATGGTTTGCCCCTGAATGGCCCGCTCAACGAGCGACGAACTGCCATGCGTATTCAGCAGCATGTCGCCCTTCTCATCATCGGGTACATCTGGGTCAAGCAGCAGGTATTCGTACAGCTTCTTCATGACAGGGCCGGTAATGTGGTCGTCGAACCGGTAGCCAATGTCACGCAGCAATTGATTCGCGTTGTTGTCCTGAATCTGGGTCTGCCCCAAGGTATCTGGAGTCGTCTCGCCTGATTGGCCCTGGCTGATGAGTGGGATATTGCAGGACTCTTCGGCCACGAGGCGGCCGTAATCGATGATGGCCTGCAATTGAGGCTGGAGACTGGGGAATTGAAAGACCTGGAATGCCTTCTGGACATCGCTGGAAACCGTCGTATCCGTGAGGTACCAGTACTTGATGCGCGACTGCGCCATGCTGTTATCGGCCGGCTGCACGACACCAGCCGTCATGACAATTTGCAAGCCCGAGGCGAGACCGGCATTGTCCATGAGGGCCCGGGTTGCCCCGTTCACAATACGCTGTGCCGCGCTAATTTGCTCTGGAATGCCGACGCCTGCCCAATGGCCATCGCGCCGACGCCATGGCATCGAGAAGTAGCTGAGGGTGGGGTTGATGAAGGTGTTGGGCACGGCACGCACCACGCGGCCGTTGATCATCGTCCCAGACACGAAGACCTGATCGGCTTGCTCCTCGATGTGGAGCGCATGAGCCGGCTGGCAGGCGTCAGGATTGATCGTGAGATATTCGTCGCGCGTCAGCGTGCCCTCAAAATGCCACACTTCGAAGCGCTTATCGAACGATAGCGTCTGCGAACCCGGCTTGGTGTCCTGCACCAGCATGGACCGCGGGCCCTGCTTCAAGACCGCATCGAGTTCTGTCTCCAGGTAATGCGGCTGCCGCTTCAGGTCAACAATTTGCTTCTTGGTCAGAAGGTCGCGCTCGAAGACATGCGAGCCGTTCTGGATGTTCTCGCCACAGGAGGGATCGGGGTAGATATTCCAGGACGATCGATACTCAATCACCGGCGCCGTCTTCTCGACCATGGTGATTTCCACGCCTGGCGAGCCGTCTTCTGCTACGACGCGCTGCACCTTCATGTGACGCGTCTTGACGGGGAAGGGCCCCTTGGCAATGCTGACACCGAGCTTCGCGGACTCGAAGATCATCTTCCGCATCTCGCCCGCGTAGTTGCACTCCACCAGCCAGTCATGCATGCGTTTCTCAGCACGGTCGGACTTCTCTTTGGCGAGCGCTAACTGTTCTTCAGCCACATCCTTGACCTGGAGTGGCACGCCTGGAGCCTGGGAGAGATCGACCGGAGGAGCCGGCGCGGCCCCTGATGCGCCCATACCAGAGGTAGGGCTGACACCAGGAGCGGCCACCGAGGCGCCGAGCGGGGAGGCAACCGCCGGAGCCACTTCTTCCGGTTTCGGGTCACGCTCCAAAGGCTGGCCCGTCTCCGGATGTCGCAGTTGTTCGGTATTGGTCTTGGCGTCGAGGAGTTCAGGAACCGGGGTTGGTTCAGAGGAAAAGGCTTTATCATCGGCCGGCAACAGAATTTCCCCGAGCTTCGCCGCGCCTGCATCGACATAGCGTGCTGTTAGAGGGACGAAGATGCTGGAGCGCACTTCCTGCTGATCGGATTTGCCGTCATCATTCTGCTGCAATGGCCCATGGATACTCATGGGCTTGCACCACATCGCGCGTCCAAACTCTGCGCGATTGGCGTCATCCATGCCGATATAGGCCTCTTCCGCCTTCAGCCACACGTCTTCAATGCCGGACTCGCGCCGGCCGTCGATCGCCTCTCTGAGCAATCCGGACCACGCGAGGCTGATCGCTTCCAGGTCGCGGCTCTGGATGTCGTCGCGCTCTTCCTCGAATGCCTGCAGGTCCGCGAGGGCGTCGACTAACAGTTCATCGGTGGCTGAAGTCATGGCAGCGTATCGCTTTCGTTGTAGGGTTCATCGATCGGTCCATCTAACCGCTTGCACCACTCAATCCAACTCTTACTCTCGATCACAATCCCAACCACTACGCCACCTACAAATGCTGCCATGATCGCAATCCACGTAAGCCACACAGCAAGAAGCTCACTGTTCATCCCGCACTCCTAGCCAGTCGGCGCAATTGCAACTCTTTTACGGCATCGATCATCCACACGCCGTCAGTATGCGCACGGAATCCTGGGATGCACAGGCGCGAATGATGCTCAAGAAGCTCAATGAGTCGAAGCTCCAAGTCCTCGCTGGTCATTTGCTGGATGTTCATGCTTCCGACACCAACCTCTCGACAAGATCCTCAAACATCTTCAAGAGCACTGCTTGACACTCTTGAAATGTTTCCGCCCGAGCGTCCATGCAATGCGTCACTCCATCAAATGTCTTTTGTGCGTGTCCAGCCCAGATGGCCGGGATAACCTGGGATTGCGGTTCAGGCTGGGGAGGCCTAATGGCACTGAACGTCACCACTTCGCAGGACGCTAGAAGCCGATCAATTGCCGATGGGTTCGCGAGTCGCGCGTACAACTCTCGCAGATTTTTGACAGCGGCCGAGGCCTCATGCACCAATGTGAATTCAGGCACTCCCAACTCAGCAGGAATCTCGCCAGATCCTTGCGCTTCCTCCAACTGATTCAGGGTGAATTCAATCGCTTCGAACAGTTTGTTAGGCTGAGTCATCGCTCAATCCCCCGATACTGCAACAGGCCCCACACGAGCACTCGCTCGAACGACATCCGCCACACGATATGCGAGCCCATACCGAGAAAGAACCGTCGTGAATGTATCGTCACGCTTCGACCACCACAGCCGCCTCAGTAAACCGCATCGCGGCGTCATGCCCGAGATGTGTCTCCTGGTTCGCTTTCCAGGCCACACGCGTCCGAATCGCCAAGTCTCGCGCATCACTGACGATGACTGGCTCTGCGTCAGCCGTGCCCTTCTTTTTGCCCTTCTTCTGGCCTTCACCAGCAGCCAACGTCACAGCAGCTGGGACATCGAACTGCATCGTCACGCCCGTGAATCCCGAGCACGAGGGCGTACACGTCACCGCCACGCGCACGCGTTCGGTTTTGTCGTCAACCGGCTTCGATTCCAAGAGGCGATAGGACAGAATGGGTTTCATGAACACTCCTCCTTGCTGTGATTCCGCTGCTCAATCGTCAAGGCACGGCCCACACGACGCCACCGGTAGCCATCGGGCAAGGACGGCAGGATGAATTTATCCATCCGCTCTGGGCCCTGGTCGTGCCACAGTTCGCCTAAGGGGTTCTGTTCGATCTGGGGAGTGACGTTCGTCCAGGCACTGCACGGGGCTGTTATTTCCATGTACGTACCTCCTAACCGAGGGCCCCAAGACCGCTATCCACCGCGCGATAGGTCGGGACTTTGGGACGCGGTAAATCCATCGGCACTGGGGCTTCGGCAAACGTGAACGCAATTGAGTCGGCAATGTCCGGAGACTTCACCCCGCGCTTGATCTTGGCTTCGGTCTTGTCCTCCAACAGCAATTCTCCCCCCTTGAAACCATAGCGAATCGATGTCAATTGCGATTTCAGCTCTTCATCGTTCGGGACGGAGGCCGTCTTCAACCATTCCCGCATTTCGGACCACATGAACGCGCGCAGGTTGTAATGCTGGCCATTGTCCATACGCAGGGAGGAGTTCACATCGACGACAGTCTTCAACCGCTTGCCGGTTCGTGCGTCCAGCTTGTCGGGGTAATACCCGCGAAGAATGTCAGCGACACCCGCCCCCATGTTGATCACGTCCACCGCGATCTGTTCTGGCACTTCGCGGAAGGCCTGCACTTCCATCCGGACACGCGCGGCCACTTGCGGCACATCGAGCATGCCCATCTGGACAAACTTCAGCAGGACGCGACCACGACGGAAGCTGATCACGGTCTTGTCATCCCCGAAGCGCGCGACATCGACGCCGACACGCAAGCCACCATGGGCAATGACATCGGCTGGCCCACGACGCATCGCAGCCAGCGCGAGTTCTCCAGGGATAAACGCATTGGCGACTGAACCTTCGTAGTTCCGATCAATTTCCGCCGCGACCACAACCGGGTCCAGCTTCGCGACTTGCGCGTCATACCAGGCTTGGTCTTTGCGCGGATCTTGACGCCAATCGAAGATGAAGGTCTTGATCTTGCCGCCATGCCGCTTGCGATAGAACGCATTGCCGGCACCGTTCGGTGTACTCACATCGATCTTGCAGTTTGTCGTCTGACTCAGAGCCGCATCGATCGAGTCTTGATGTTCAAGGAAGGCCGACTCATCGACAAAGTACAGGGAGGCCCGAGCGCCGCGGCCGATGTTGTCGCCCGCCTCGCCAATCATCGTCGAGCCGTTCTCTGGGTTGACGAGCTTCATGTACGGCGCGTGTTTCTTCTTGTCCCATCCGGCCGGACGAAACTCTTCTGGCAGGTAATCAATGAAGGTCCTCGCCTTCCAAAACAGGGCATTCGGATTATTCAGGTCGTCCACGTACTCCTCTTTGCGTGAGCCGAAGCCAATCGAGGCCCCCGCATAGAACAGCCAGACCCACACCGAAAACGCGATACAGAGCCAGGACACCCCCATATCGCGGGATTTTTCGACCAGCCCGTCACGACGCGACTGCCAACACTCCAAGAGCCAGTCGAGGAATTCCATTTGTCGAGGGAAGAGGATGAAGGGCATCGTGGTGGGTAAGCCCACTTCGATATTGCGCGGATCGTAGGTGCAGCCCCAATCCATCACGAAGGCCGCACAGTTCTGTGCGTAGTATTCCTTCAACCCAGGAACGAGATTGTCTGAAGACGTGCGGATATTCTTGAGACGCGTGAGTCGAGAGTTGAAGATCGGTTCGTAGTCAGGCTTGCGCCAATCAATCGAGGGGAGGGCGAGTCGGGGATCGGCCGAAGCCGCGATCATGCGCCTTTCACCATGCGCAAATAGGACTCTTGAGCCGTGAGCGTGACGGTGCTTTCGATCGGCCCGCCATCCTTGCCGGTGTGTTCGATGGTTTGGAGTTTGGAGTGTGAATAGGGAGCTGCTTTCGCGGCAATTTCACTGGCGCGCTCCATGAGGCTAAGGCGTTCAGGTTGCTGATCGGCAGGCATTTTTTCTGCCGCTCGCACAAACTCCCACATGGCCTTGTGCATGACTTCGAGTGGCGTCAGTCCAGTCTGCGCCAGCTTCTTCCTGATCACTTCGGTGATGACGTTCTTTGAGCCAGTCTTGCGACCAGATCCAGGGCGTTTTCCGCCTCGCTTTCCGGTCTTTCCTGACTTGTTGACAAAATTGGTAGACATTGATTGAAATCAGCCAGAAGGATTACGCCGTCACGCCCTTGACCGCCCAAAACACGGCTTCTTCCATGCGCGTTTTCGCGCTGGACAGCTCCCGTGATTTCCCGAGCGCATCGCACAAATTGCAGAAATTCTCGCCCATGTGTTTGAGTTCGAGGATCTGGGCTTTCTGCTCAGGAGATAACTCACGATACTGACTCCGCATCACGTCACTCATGCCGTTACGCCTCCTGGTTGCTGCTCCTGAAACACTCGAATCGACTTGCGAATCACGTCCGGATTGCAGGTATAGGCCAGCTGTGTCCGTTGCGCCTCTGGTAACGACAACACCCAAGCCTGATACGCTTGGCTGCGCACGACCGAACGCCATCCCGGGCAACGTCGATCGAGGGTGCGCAATTTCGGACCGAGCTTAATTTTGATCATGCGTGGCCTACCGGTTTTCCGAGGATCTGGGCGACGTCGGAATCCTCCAGCAACGTGCGTTCGCCGAGCGTGTCGCAGTGACGTATGAGCTGCACGGCCAGCATGTGCGCTGGGCTGTCCCGATGCGGCCCGTGGTCGGAATACACGACCTGTACCGACAGGCTGCCGTCCGGATTGTCGGCAATGTTGATCGAGGCGCGTTGCGGCACGCTGGGTGTTTTGTCGCTCATCGCTGGACACCCTCGAAGCCCGTCGAAAATGCGGTTTCCTGATCGCGGCCTTCGGTGTGCTTTCGGTACAACGCGACGACGGCGCGAAGGGCATCAGCCATGCGCTCAAACGACTGCCCAGACTCGCCGGATTCCTCTCCATCCATCGGCTCAGACTCCGCGCCTGGCGCATGTTCGGCGGTTTCCTGGTCGGGAGATTCGAGGGGTTCGTCGTAGACGGAAATCTGGCCGTTTTGAAACGCGAGGCAGATCTTGTAGCCGGCGCCGGAGTCCGCGGCTGGCGCGGGTTCGGTGGGAGCTTCAGGCTGGGATGTCGGGGGTTGATTTAGCATCGCATAAGGCCTCCTGCCGTAGCGTTCGGGTGTGTACGGGTGTCGAATAACGACGACATACGACCAGCTTATACGTATTTTGAACTTAGGCGTCAAGTCGGATTCGCTACTCGGCAGGTCCCTAGTTTTTTAAGAAACGTGCAGGCGGCAGCGGGCGCGCTCGCGCGCATGTCTTAGTTATCCACAGTATCCACACACCGCTATCTAGGCATGGTTATTGCTCCGAATCTTCTCTTTCTTTTTCTTCTCTTAATTCGGGATTCGGAATACGGGATACCGAGGGAATCCGTTCGCGGTTGCACTCAAGTGCTCCCCATACGCTCCCCACATGCTCCCCACAACAACACTCAGCGATATTCAGAGGCTTTCAATGGCGTGGCGCGAGCGAGGTTTGTGAGTTTCGTGAAGAACACAACTTCTCCAGATCCTACAAACTGCTACGTAGAGCCAATATTTTGACGCGATTCGGCAAAAATTGACCCTGTGTGTGTAATGGATAACTCGTTATCCACAGGCACGGATTCGCCGGCAGCGTGCCTTTCCTCACTTCCAAGGCGCACACATGATGCAGCCAGGCGATGTACCGATTGACGGTTGAGTGGGACAACGGCCCGCGAAAGCTCCCATGTGCGAGCAGATGCGTGCGAGCGCGATCAATCTGAGGCGCCGAGAGCCCGGCGAGGGATTGCGTGCCGAGGAATTGCACCCAAAACTTCCCATACACCTGTTCGCCGGCATGATTTTTCTTATCCGTCGCCTGCACCAAGTAGTGCGCGATCACATCGGCGAGAGTCGGTCCAGACTCTCCATGTCGAGGAGGGAAGGGCCGATTCTCGCGGACATCCTTGACCGCCTGATACCAGTCTTCGGGCGCCTTAAATCCATTCACCGCGATTTCATTTTTCCCAGTCGGCGGCTTCGTCATGTCCTGAATCGTAGTCATTTCAATACTTTCTAGCAACGATTATAAAAGTGTAAAAAGTTGTAATTGGTGGTTGATATGAGTTGTAAGAAGTTGTAAGATCACGACCATGAAGAATACAACTAAGCAAGCATCACGCGGCATACGCAAAGAGAAGAGTTCCTTCGTCGTCGGGGTGAAGCTGTTCATTGCCCTGATCTCCTGCATTGACGAAGACGCCAAGGCGATTGGGATTACGAGATCCGGCGTCATCCGCATGCATCTGATCAATGTGTACCGCGACAGATTGCCGAAGCAACACCCGTAACCCAGGAGACCGCATCATGCTCCGTTCGGAATCGGCCCTCATTGATCGTTCGAAAGGTTCCAGTAAGCGCGCACTCCTGCGCCCATCATCGGCCATTTTCGATCGGCCGAAACTGACGGCCAAGCGGACGATCCGACTGCCGATAGAGCTAGATGAGTACATGAAAGTCTTCGCGGCTGATCGCCACACCACCGTGGAAAGTTTCATCTTGGACTCCCTGGAAAACGAACTGAAGCGCCTCGTCTCTTATCGTGTCTCGCTGTACCTGCACCTTATGCCGATGGTGGAGGGGATACAACGCAGACATTGCCAGACAACGCTTGAATATCACGACGCCGCGAATGGGGCCGCGTTATGAGCCGCACTCACGCCATCACCGCAGGCGAGGCCAGGTTCTACGCGTACCTGTCGCAGCAGGGGAAATCGTGGAAGAAGGCACGAGCGATCCAAGAATCCTGCTCCATCTCGGAAGGGTCGCTCCATGCCTACATCCGACGATTCAAGGAATTGGGGCTGTGCGAAGTCGCGCCCATGCAGCCACAGCGCTACCGCTTCAGCGCTCCGACGAGCCCTGAAGGTGTGGCCTACCACGACCTGCTCAAGGTGGCCGCTGAGGTGATCGAATGCGAGGAGTCCGAGAAATGAGTGTCGCAGAAGTCAACGTGCTTCGGAGCGCGTTTCTGGAAGCCGAGCGCGCCAAGTGGTTGACCGTCGAAGAATCGGCCTACGTCCTCAGCACCTCGCGCGACACGATCTTTCGCATGATCCGGAACGGCTTGCCAGTACGACGCGAGGGGAAGGTGATTCGCATTCATGTGGACGATCTGCGGCCACAACGCCAGGAGGTCCAGCCATGACCCCGCAAACGCAATGTGATCGCTGCCATCACTTGGGGCCCGTGACGTTCGATGAGGAGCAAGGATTCCTGTGCCAGCAATGCTTGAACCATTTCACGGAGCAGCGCGCACGGGATCTGGACGAGAAGGAACGCTACGACAACAGCCCGTTTAATTGGGACGGCATGCCCTACGCCTATGACGAATAGCTAGGGCCCGCACATTCACCGTTTGAATGCTTGAGGAGGAACGAGCATGCAATCTCTCTACACCCGCATCGACAAGACCAGCGCCTTACTGCAACCCGTCCCCGTGGATCTGCACGAACGCCGAGCGGCAGGCCATGAGGAGGACGACGACGTGCTCGCGTTCCGTGGCATCAGCTGGAACATGTTGCTGTTCGCCTGCGCGCTAGGCCTCTGCCTGTGGACGCTGGGATTTTACCTGCTCGATCTTGCCTCACCCTACCTGCTTGCGTGGTTGGAATCGTGAGGCTGCTGGGGTTCGGCGTCATGCTCATCGCCTGGGCGGTGATCATCATCGGTGGAATTTCTGCGGGGATCGACTTCCGGCGCGACTACTTACGGAAGAAATGGCTTCAGGAAACGCGATTCATTCCGCTGCTGGGCATACAGGGAACCTTTCGGAAGGCGTGACGATAACGAGGAGGAGGGGAGGGCAATCATGATCGTAGAAGAACAGCAAGACGTGGATGTGTTGGAGCCAGCGAAAGACTTGGACGGACTCAAAAAGCAAATCATTGAATACACCGCGCAAGCGAAGGATTTGGAGATCATCACCGCAGCCAATTTCCGCCGAGCGGGTATTTATACCGGTGCCTGCCGGGCCGCCGAGAATTGGATTGATGAAACACGCCTCGCAACCACGAAACCCCTGCGTGAGCGCGTGCAGGAAATCAACGACGATCACAACGCCGTGAAGGCAGACTTCGAACAGTTGCGCGAACGGATCGAAGCGGCCGCTGATCTCTACCTCCAAGAGCAGGAGCGCATCAAGCAGGAGGAACAACGCCTTGCCATTGAAGAGGCCAACCGGATTGAGCGGGAACGGCTGGAGAAGATTAGGGTCGAACGCGAGCGGCTGGAGAAGGAGGAGGAGGCCGAACGCATTGCGAGGGACAAGGCCGATCTCGAAGAGAAGGACGTGGATCTCAAGATTGAACGGGCTGCACGGGAATTGCGGGAGTTTCAAGAATCGCTCCCCGAGAATTTGACCGTCCTGCAACAGCGCCAGCTCAAGACTCGTGAGGATCGCGTCATTCGCTTGCGCGAAGAGAAAGCGCGGCTCGAAACGGTCGTCATCGATACCACCAAGACCGACCAGCGACGAGAGCAGCTGGCCATCCTAGAGGCCGAAGCCTCAGTGCCCGTGGTGGCGCAGGTGGTTGAGCGTGTGGCTCCGAAGGTGGAGACCGGAGCCGGGAGCACCACGTTTAGGCCGGCCACCATGACCTGGATGTTGCCGAACTGGCCCGATACCACCAAGAAATT